CCTTGTTGCTGGAGAGCGGGAAGAAGCTCGACATGGCGTATATCTTTGCCCAGAAGCCGACGAAGATAGTTATGATAGATTTGTCGAGGACCTCGGCCCCTGTGGATGGGAAGGATTATTTGGCGGGAGTGTACTCGATCTGTGAGAATCTGAAGAATGGTGTGGTGATGAGTACGAAGTACGAGAGTGTCAGTGTGCAGTTTGCAGTGCCACATGTGATTGTGTTTGCGAATTGGCCACCCGATTATACGAAGTGGAGTTTTGACAGATATGATGTGACGAACCTTGATTAAACGTCCTTGTAGTAAAGTTTGCCTTCATAGGCGATTGTGGCGACGGTGTCTGTTTCCACAGTAGAGTATTGCTCATAGGGAATAGCCCACATGAGTATAGGATTGTTGACAATCTGGGATGAGCCAGTAGAGTCATAGAGGATGTCCCGGGATTTCTTGGATTTGATCCAGAGACGGAAGATCTTAGTCTGTTCCTTGAGAGAGAAGCCTTGACCACCGGTGGCGGAACCTTGGACCTGAGGGCCGACGCGGTGAATCTTGTCGTAGAGGAATTTGACGCCGCGATCTGAATCGGCGTTCATGAGCATTTTGTTGCCATTGTTTCCGAGTTGTAGAGTAGTCTCGAAGGGGTTGACATTACCCACTAGAGTGGCGGTTCCATTGATGGCTTTTGGGACACGAGCTATGATAACACGTATCATACAGTTGGGCCGGTCTTGTTTGTTAGCCAGATAGACCTTGAGTGACATACCACGGGGGGTGATGCGGTCACCAATTCGCTGATACGAAGCGGTTCCCTTGGGGATGTCGGCCCAGATATTAAATATATTAGTAAAACTACCCATGACGGGAGCCAGTAGAGTGCCGACGTTTCTGCCGATGTTGTGGTTCAATTGGATATTCTCCTCCGCAAAATGGTAATTCTTGGTCTCCGCTTTCTTCATCAGTACTTGAGTCACACGAGCTTTGAAAGTTTTCCGAGTCCTCCGAGTGGCATTCCCACGACGACTCTTCTTGTAGAACTTCTTGTACTTCTGGTATTTGCGTTTGTAGGCCATTGTCCATTAATTATTTTGATTTGACCAGTTGGGCCTTATATAGACACCCGGTGTCGGGTGTCGGGGAAGTGGGGGTAATATAAGTCCCCACTTCCCTCCCCGACAGATACGTGACTAGATCTTGGACGCAAGATCTATTCCCAATTGACACTAATATAGATTGTTTTAGTTCCCAGCATTCTATTAAACAGCCAACTAAAAATTTTGACGGCACAGCTTGGCGGGCTTGACCCTACATCATGGCACAGAGTTTTGGTATCTGCTTTACGTTTAACAACTACACTCCTGAGACCTTGATCAAAGCCAGAGGGGCTGTTGGACAAGCTGGCATCAAGTATATTTGCTGGGGTTTGGAAGTGGGGGAGCAGGGCACGCCCCATATGCAGGGGTACATCCAGGCCAATCAGGACAAGTACAAGAGACTTATGAAAGTTATTGGTGATTGCTGGATGGGCAAGCAGAAAGGGGATAGCCAGGAGGCTGTTGATTACACCAAGAAGGAAGGGGATTGGGTCGAGTATGGGTCATACGAGCCCATTGAATCGCCGAAAGCGAGACAAGGTCAGAGAGTTGACCATGATAATGTTAAGAAATTGATTAAGGAGGGAAAGACATATCAGGAGATAGTGGAGTCGAATTTTGGCTATGCTGCCAAGTATGGCAAATTCATTAAGGAACAGGTATCCGTGCAGAGAATGGCCGATGGCAAGAGCTCATTGCACGTGGAGTACGAGGGTGTATCTTGGAAGCCATGGCAGCAAGATGTGTTGACAGCTGTCAGTCAGCCAGCGGATCGTCGGAAGATCAGTTGGATCTGGGAGAAGAAGGGCAACGTGGGCAAGAGTTGGTTGGCGAAGTATATCATGCTGACGCAGGATGCCTTGTTGCTGGAGAGCGGGAAGAAGCTCGACATGGCGTATATCTTTGCCCAGAAGCCGACGAAGATAGTTATGATAGATTTGTCGAGGACCTCGGCCCCTGTGGATGGGAAGGATTATTT